ATTAAACGTGAGCTTGCCAAAAGGCTCCAAAAAGCCATCTCGCAGTACGAAACGCTTGAAAAAGAAAGGGTCGGCTACTACACCCAAGCCAGCTAAGAATGTTTCACGTGAAACAAAGAAGGTTCCCGCTACTCCTATTGCAGCACCTTTTGATGTAGAGCAAGCACAGAACATTGTCTTTAAGCCTAACGATGGGCCACAGACAGACTACTTAGCTTCTAGTGAACGTGAAGTACTATATGGTGGAGCAGCAGGAGGGGGCAAGAGCTACGCTACACTAGCAGACCCTTTACGCAGTCTTAACCATAAAGACTTCAGTGGATTACTTGTACGTCACACCACAGAAGAACTTAGGGAGCTTATACAGAAAAGTCAAGAGTTGTATCCTAAAGCAATTCCCGGCATTAAGTGGTCAGAGCGTAAGTCACAATGGGTTACACCTAGAGGTGGTCGCATCTGGATGAGTTACCTAGATAAAGATCAAGACGTTATGCGCTACCAAGGACAGGCGTTTAACTATATAGCATTTGATGAGTTAACTCAATGGTCTACCCCGTTTGCGTGGAATTACATGCGCTCACGTTTACGTAGTGCAGCACCTGAACTAGGTTTGTACATGAGGGCTACAACAAACCCCGGCTCTGTTGGGCATCAATGGGTTAAGAAAATGTTTATAGACCCTGCTCAACCTAATGAGTCTTTTTGGGCTACAGATATTGAGACAGGGGATAGACTAGAGTATCCTAGAGGTCACACTAAAGAAGGTCAACCTTTATTTAAACGTAGGTTTATACCTGCAAGTTTATTTGATAATCCTTACCTAGCTGAAAGTGGTGACTATGAAACTATGCTTCTGTCTATGCCAGAGCATCAACGCAAACAATTATTAGAAGGCGATTGGGATGTTAACGAGGGGGCTGCTTTTTCAGAGTTCAATAGAAAAATACACGTTGTTGAGCCTTATGATATTCCTAATAGCTGGGCGAAGTTCAGAGCTTGCGATTACGGTTACGGCAGTTGGACAGGTGTTGTGTGGTTTGCTGTTTCTCCCTCAGAGCAGTTGGTAGTTTATAGAGAGATGTATGTAACTAAGGTTACTGCTACTGACTTAGCTGACATGATACTAGACGTTGAATCTGATGATGGCACTATAAGATACGGCGTGTTGGACTCTTCCCTCTGGCATAAAAGAGGTGATACTGGACCTAGCTTGGCAGAGCAAATGATTATGAAGGGATGTCGCTGGAGACCTTCAGATCGCTCCAAGGGTTCTAGGGTTTCAGGTAAAAATGAGATACACCGCCGTTTGCAGGTGGATGAGTTTACTGAGGAACCCCAACTCGTATTCTTCTCCACCTGCACCAACTGCATAGCGCAAATACCAAGTTTACCTTTAGATAAACGAAACCCAGAAGACGTTGATACAAATGCAGAAGACCACTTGTACGATGCAATACGTTATGGTATAATGACTAGACCAAGAAGTTCCCTATGGGATTTTAATCCTGCAACACAGAGAAGCGGCTTTCAAGCTGCTGATCCTACATTTGGATATTAAGTATGGACCCTGAAGATTTTACAACAGACTTTGAACAGAACTTAGAATCCGCAGAATCAGCGCACATTAAAGATGTGACTACTGAAGCTATGTCTGATCCTAAAGCAGGACACATTATTGATTTAGTTATGAGTAAGTTTAAGAAAGCTGAAGACTCACGCTACACTGATGAACAGCGTTGGATGTCTGCTTACCGTAACTACAGAGGCATATACAATACTGAAGTACAATTCACAGAAGCAGAGAAGTCACGTGTCTTTGTAAAGGTAACTAAGACTAAGACGCTTGCTGCATATGGTCAAGTAGTAGATGTACTATTTGGTAACAAGAAGTTTCCCCTAGCTATAGACCCCACTACGTTACCAGAGGGTATTCAAGATACTGTACACTTTGATACTAATCCACAGGCTGAGCAAGGCATGGACGAACTGAAGGGTGCATTTGAGCCTGTACCTTTGTTTAGTGGCGACACTACTCTTGAGCCGGGGGAGACTGTTGTGTCTTTACGGGATCGTGTAGGTGGTATGTTTAAGAAGCTGCAACCCCTTGAAGATAAACTAATTGATGGGCCGGGAACCACTCCCACTGCAGTTACTTTTAGTCCTGCTATGATTGCAGCTAAGAAGATGCAGAAGAAGATTCACGATCAACTAGAGGAGTCTGGTGCTAACAAACAACTACGTCTTAGTTCTTTTGAGTTAGCTTTGTTTGGCACAGGTATTATGAAAGGGCCGTTTGCGGTCAACAAAGAGTATCCTAATTGGAATGAAGAGGGTGAGTATCAGCCTACTATCAAGACTGTACCTTCTACTAGCCATGTATCTCTTTGGAACTTCTACCCTGACCCTGATGCAGCTAATATGGATGAGGCAGAGTACATTGTAGAGCGTCACAAGTTGTCTCGCTCACAGGTACGTGCGCTTAAAGGCAGACCTTTCTTTCGTGACAATGCTATTGAGAAGTCTCTTAACATGGGTGAGTCCTATGAGAAGAAGTGGTGGGAACAAGCTATGGAGGATGACGCTCAAGAGGCTAAGGCTGAGCGTTATGAGTTGTTTGAGTTCTGGGGCTATGTTGACACAGAGACCCTTAAGGAACATGACATTGATATTCCTAAAGAGTTAAAAGATTCAGAGCAGTTAAGTGTAAACATTTGGGTTTGTAATCATCAAGTTATACGATTGGTTATGAATCCTTTTAAACCTGCCCTTATTCCTTACTATGCTGTACCCTATGAGCTTAACCCTTATAGCTTCTTTGGTGTAGGTATAGCTGAGAATATGGATGACACTCAGACTCTTATGAACGGGTTCATGCGTATGGCGGTAGACAATGCGGTTATGTCAGGCAACCTTTTGATAGAGATTGACGAGACTAACTTAGTTCCCGGTCAAGACCTTACGTTGTATCCCGGCAAGGTGTTTCGTAGACAAGGGGGCGCACCCGGCCAAGCAATCTTCGGCACTAAGTTTCCGAATGTAGCTGGAGAGAACATGCAACTCTTTGATAAGGCACGTGTATTAGCAGACGAGAGTACTGGTTTTCCTAGCTTTGCTCACGGTCAGACAGGGGTGCAGGGTGTTGGACGAACGGCTTCTGGCATTAGTATGCTTATGTCTGCTGCTAATGGTTCTATACGAAATGTAATCAAGAACGTAGATGACTATATGCTTGCCCCTCTTGGTAAGGCGTTCTTTAACTTTAACATGCAGTTTGACTTTGATCCTTCTATCAAGGGTGACTTGGAGGTACGCGCACAGGGTACTGAGAGCTTAATGGCTAACGAAGTGCGTAGTCAACGACTTATGCAGTTCTTACAGGTAGCACAGAACCCTACCCTAGCACCCTTTGCTAAGATGGACTACATCATTCGTGAGATTGCTATCAGCATGGACCTTGACCCTGATAAGATAACTAATAGCCTACAGGACGCAGCGATTCAAGCTGAGATACTTAAGAAGTTTGCACAGCCTCTCCCCGCCGCACCACAGGCAGGAGTCCCTCAAGAGGGGGGTCAAGCCCCTGCACCTGAAGGTCAGGCTCCTACAGGCCCACAGGACGCCTCTGGTGGAGGTGGAGGTAACATAGGGACAGGATCAGCACCAGCACCGGGCGAACAAGGCTTTACAGGGACACAGCAACAATGAGTGCGCTAACTAGGTTTCTCTCCAAAGAACTTAAGGAAGCTTTCGGGGCTACAGATAACCCTAAGTTTAATCCTATGTTTAAGGAGACAGAGGAAGTAGATTTTATCTCAGGTGAAGAAGACTTTATAGAAGATATGAAAGGTTCTGTAGATATAGAAGGGCTAGGATTAACAACAGATTTTGATCCTGATGCAGGTAAGATAGAAAGGCAAGTAACTTCTTTTTATAGCCCTGTTATATCTTCTATTGAGAGTGCCGATATAGGTAAGGCGGGTACTAAAGGGCAAAACATTGAAGCCTTTGTTAAAAAAAGAGCGCCTAAAGTTAAGAAGTCAGAAACAGATTTTATGGGTTCTGTATTAGAAGGTTCGCGGCCTTACACAAAAGAAGAAGCTATACAAGAGGCTTCTGATAAAGGCTTTACTGTTAGTGCTAATATACGTACACCCAAGTTTTCTCAAGAGCAACGTCAAGAACTATTAGAAGACGCTGACGGTTACTTTGAGATGACTTTAGACTACAATAGGAATAGCATAGATGCCCCAGTTTTTAACAAAACAACGCATTATGATTTTAACACCCTTGCTCACACAAGGGTCTCCTATTATGATAACTATGACGATCCTTTCTTTTTAATAGAAGAACTTCAAAGTGATGCAGTACAAACTTTAAAAAAGAAAAGTGAGGCTCCTATTTCTACTACAACTGATTATGTTACTTCTTTATTACAATCCCTTATCTTTGAGGCTA